ATGCAAAAAGACAAAGCATTTACAGAAATTCGAAAAGACAGAATTGAAAATGTCACATTGGCTCTCACATTGGATACCAGGCGACCAACTGACAAATTACCGGTTGCAGTAAGAGTAAATAAAGAGAGGAAGACAATCTATTACCGTACAGGTCTCAGATGTACTTTGGATGAGTGGGAGAAGATATCCAAATCTGCCAAAAGAGGGATAAACTTTGAAATAAAGAAATCCCAAATAGCAATCTATGACAAGGTAAAAGCGAACGTTGATTACCTCTTAAGGGAAAACTCATTCAACTTCGACAATTTAAAGTCAAGTTTGACTGGAGAGAAGTCATCCAACTTTTCAATATTTTGGAAGGATTTCGCGGATAGTAAAAAAGTAGGGACGCGCAAGAGTTATCTTAATGCCTTAAACTCTTTCTCATCTGCTGTTGGAACAAATATCGATTTCAGCAGTGTTTCACAATTGATGATTGAGAAGTGGAAAAGCAAGATGGAGAGAAACGGTCTAAGCAACACTACTCAGGGAATATATTTTAGGGCCTGTAGAGCCGTTGTAAATGATTGCATAAGACAAGGCCTAATAAAAAGAAATCAGTACCCATTTGGCCGGGGGAAAGTCATAATAAGGAGAGGTAGGAGTCGCAAAGATGAATTTTTAGACGTTTCCACCATTAAAAAATTAATGCGATTTGAACCTCCGGAGGAATGGTTGAAGGGATATGCTGACGCTGTGGTTGAAGCAATAAACTTCTGGATGTTCTCGTATTTAGGTAATGGCTTAAATCTCGCCGATATCGCCCAGTTGAAATATGAGAAACACTATTTCGAGTCTGGTAAAACCGAATTAAAATTCATACGTGAAAAAACAAAAGACACGACAGATGAGGATGTCGAGATAATAATACCAATTATTCCAGAGGTGCAGAAAATACTGGACAACTACGGAGATGTTCCGGAGCCTGACAATTTTGTTTTCCCACAAATCCTGAATGGAGAAACAGATCCATTCAGGATAAAAGACATTGTAACACAACACAACTCAAATATTCGGAGTCGGATACAGGTAGCTTGCAAGATACTTGGGATAGAGAAAAACCTAAGCATGACATGGGCGCGACATTCCTTTGCAACTAATTTAACTATTGCAGGTGTATCTGAACGATATATTAGCCAGGCAATGGGACATTCAACAAAAAAAAGCATAACACAAGGTTACATCGGCTTGTTTCCGCCTGAAAAAAGGATGAAGTTTAACAAAATGCTGTTGGAGGAATAGATATGAGCGATAAACCATATTTAAGACTGATTGAAATTCTCGATGGCCTATATAATCCTGATTATATTGAAAAGGAGAATGATATAGATTGGGCCGACCTGGAAATAAAGGCTACCGAAAGTATAATAGAAGAACTATTCCATTTCCAAAACGATGAACAGCGAACCGGGTTTTTAAATTTCTTTTTTAGAAGAATTTTTAATCAGGGAAAGGATTATAATTTGGGTTTGTTGAAACGTCAATATATTCCTGACAATTGGACCAAATCAGAATACGAATACATTAAAAATTGCAAACTTGTTCTTAATGGCCTGATAACTGACGTTTCGGAAGCCTGTCTGCAATATGATGGTATAGATTTTACCGAAATCATGGAAAACAATATCAAAACATCCACTGAAGAAAGACCTGATTTTGTTTGGTATGTAAAAACAAAATCTACACCTGAGACTGATATTTCAACCAGAAAACAGAGCTTATCTATACCCCAAATTGCACTTAAATATTATTACGAAGGTGAACTAATTACCAGAGACAACGGTCCAGAAATTGCAAAAAAATACGGTTTTACATCCAAAACATCAGGAGAGAAATTATATCAAAATTTCACGTTTTATTCAAAGACATCTAACAGAACTGGAGACCCTGGAACCAAAATAAAGATGAAAAATATAATAGGTCTTGTTAAATCTGTAATAGAGTTGTTGCCAGAAAACAAGAAGACAAAACCAACCGACGAGGTTAAAATACTAGAAAAGAGACTACTGAAAGAATATTAATTTTTTTATAACCGGTTATAACCGGTCACAGCTTTTTCTTCATGCGACCTTTACACAAGAAACATCAAATCTTGTGTAAAATGAATAATCCTTTTGAAGTAATTGACGCTCGGCTAAGCACAATTGAAGAACTCCTCATCGAATTAAAACACGGGCCAACAAGAGTCGAAAAAACCAATAGGCAAAAACTAAATGGCATCCGTGGAATAGCCAAATATCTTAAATGTTCCGTACGCACCGCTCAAGCACTAAAGGACAAAGGTTTATTTCCAGTGTATTGGGTCGGTAAAAATCTGTATGCTTATTCAGATGAGGTGGAAGAAGGGCTGAAAGAGAAAACCGCCAGATCAAATCACTCGAAATAATCCCAGTGATACCAGAAGGATACATATTGCAGCCTAGAGCTATCGACCAATCCGACATCATACATGAATCTCCAGTTGTGAGAGAGTTATGGTTTTACCTTCTCAGGAAAGTAAACCATAAAGATAATGGCAAATACAGACGGGGGGAAGGTTTTTTCAACCTATCGGGGATTGCCGAGGACCTTCACTGGTGGGTTGGATACAGGAAGAAGAAGTATTCAAAACCGCAGCTTACGAAATCTCTAGGAAGGCTACGCGAAAGAAATATGGTAGAAACAGCGAAGGCAACGCGAGGACTAATCGTAACAATCTGTAAATACGACTATTATCAAGACCCAGAAAACTACGTAGGCAACAGCGAAGGAAATACGAAGGAAACACGAAAGAAAAGACAGGGCTCCACTAAGAACAATAACAAAGAAGAAGGGAATAATGTAAGAATAAGAGAAATCATAGATTTCTATAACGAAACTTGCGTTTCGCTTCCTCCAGTAAAAGCTTTAACGGATAAAAGAATTCAATCCATCAATGCCCGAATTCGTGAACATGGAATAGATAGCGTTAAATCGATGCTCACGAACGCTTCAAAATCTACATTTCTTTCCGGACAAAACGGAAGAAACTGGATAGCCGATTTTGGATGGCTGTTCAAACCTGAAAATTTCATAAAAGTATTGGAAGGAAAGTATGACTATAAGAAATCTGAATCAGAGAAAGGATTTAGGATAGGACAAAAATTACATACGAATAAATACCAAAAAAAATTAGAATGGTAAATGTAAATTTCAACGAGGCGCTGAAGAATCTTCAGATTGCAAAAGTGGATGTGATACGCAAAGCAACATCCTTTTCGTTTGGCACCGTTCCGGAATGCAAAAAGCTTTTTGAGGATGCATTCAAATATGTTGACCACACTGCACGGCCGTTTATCTGGCAACATGAGTATGACCATGTAGTAAATTGGATGCATGACACCAGAGGCAAAGGATTGTTCCTCACAGGCGACATGGGGCGCGGAAAGTCTGTTATCATTATGCAGGTTATTCCACTGCTTTTTCATGTGAAGTTTAGAAAAAACATTCACCCGGTTTCAGCGGAGGAAATCCCCAATAAACTAGAACAAATAGCGAACCGTCCATTTGTGTGTATTGATGATCTAGGAACAGAGGCGGCAGTAAACAATTATGGAGAAAGGTTCGAAGGTTTTATGCGGATTGTCAACGTATGCGAAACTAATCTAAAGCCCCTTTTTGTTTCATCCAACTTGAATTCAGAGCAGATTATGAAACGCTACGACGAAAGAACTTTAGATAGAATTGCCAGGCTTTGTAAAGTCGTGAAATTTGAAGGAGTTAGCTTAAGACCGCAGTAAGTAGCAGCTCATTTTTAATCAGCCCCATCCCCATTAATATCACAGTTACTATATGTCCTGAAGCATAAAAAAATTGAAAAATATTTTTTCACCACAATCATACCACACGCTGATAATCAGGCATCTAATTTTTACAGCAAAAGATAGGCATTAAAAATAGAATTCACTCTTTCCATTTTAACCTAAATGCGAAAAATATGTCAGAAAGCACTTACCAAACAACTTTGAATGAATCGGTCCTGATGGACGTTTCAAAGATATTTTCGGCCTTTGTCGATGAATTGTCAAAGCTCATTTCATCTGTCACATTGAGCTCGACAGGTTTGGCGAAGAGTGGCATTTGGCGGTCTGTGGCGACCAAACAAAAGATTGAAACTTTAATACATCTACTCTCCGAATCGATGATTTTGTACGCAGAGGACGCCGCACTGAAGCATTGGAAGCGCGCGGAGCTCAAGATGAACGACAGAGCAAAAAAAGCCCTATCATCCTCGGACAGGACTTTTAATCAGGATGAGCTGGTCCGGATATTTAACATCAACCTCAATAACCTTCCCGCATCTTCTTTTTCTGTCGATGAAGTAGAATCATTCTCATTCGACAAGCGGAAATTAAAGGCGTTTCTATCCGGCTCCTTCAATAAAGGGGTTTTATCAGTAAGGGAACGGGTAGAATCAATTACGCAGTACCTCATTGATGATATCGAATTTATTGTAAAGGAGAATATTGAGAGTGCAGGATCCATGGCAAGTATGGATTCCCATCTTCGTGAACTTATGATCTCAATGAGGTACAAACGGAACCGGGTATTTATGTCTTACCTGAATATGCTCAGTCTTTTGTCAAAGATAGCCTACATAGAGGCTATGCTGAACCGCCGCGAGATACTCGAAACCATTATCCCAGACTATCGCTCAAAAAATTAACTAAACCTACCTAATCATGACAGATAAAGACCTCGATCAATACATCGAAAAGAACTACCGAAAGTTTCTTGACTATGCCAATTTTCACGCCTCGCGTAATGGCCTGACCAATTTAGGCTCCGAGCTTCTGAATTTTGTCCTGGAGATTGTCCTGGGAGATATGGACCGGGGGAAGGTCCTCGATTTGTTAGGGCGCAAGTACGGCAACTACAACGAGCTGCACACCTACATCCTAGGCATGATTAAAATCAACGCCTTCTCTCCCCGCTCCGACTTTCACCGGAAAGTACTCAACCGGCTCCCCATCGATGACAATGTGAATGTATCCCACCTCCTTTTAACGGATGAAACAGAGATGCAGCGGGATATCTCAGGCGATGTGGTAAGGGAAATGAACGTCTTGAGGTTATTGTCTAGTCGCGTATTGAATGACGAGGAGTTGAGGCTGTTCAATCAGAAATACATAAAGATGGACCACCTGTCTAATCTTGAGGGCAAGCAAGAGGTAATGTATAAGATAATGAACGGTGCCGATGAGAAACTAAAGGCAATGGTCAAGTTTTGCCAATTCCTTGTAAAGGATAAGGCAGCGGTAATGGAACTGTAAAAAATAAGCATCATGAGCGACACGGGAGCATTATATTTTGTTGTTGACCTTGACGTTAGGAAGCTATATGCCGATATCGAAAATGTCAATAAAAAAATCGAAAAGATGGCCGATAATTCCATTGCGCAGGGTAAGCGAATGGATGACACCTTCAGAGCTGTCGGTGGTGCCATTGCCGGGTATTTCTCTCTTCGGTCAATGGCTGAGTTTGCTAAACAAGTAGGTTCTGTACGAGGTGAGTTTGAGCAGCTGGATATCTCTTTGCAGACGATGCTCAAAAGTAAGGATAAGGCCGACAGGCTCATGCAGCAAGTGACACAGTTTGCCGCCACTACCCCATTTGAATTGAAAGATATTAGCAAAGGTACCAAGCAGCTTCTTGCATTCCAGGTAGGCGCCAATGACATTATTCCCACTCTTACAGAATTAGGTGACCTCGCATCCGGGCTGAATACTCCACTTAGCGAGCTGATATCTGCATACGGAAAAGTGAAAGCCAAAGGTAAACTACAGGCCGAAGAGATGAACATGTTTTTGGAAAGGGGTATTCCACTCGTTTCGGAACTGGCGAAAAAGTATGGTGTGGCCGAAAGTGCCATTTACACCATGGCCAGCCAAAGTAAAATCTCATTCCAGGACCTGCAGGATGTGCTGCATAAGCTAACGGCAGACGGCGGCATGTTTGCCGGCATGATGGAGAAGCAATCTCATTCAATCCTTGGTATGGTTTCCAACTTACAGGATAGTTGGGATTTGATGCTGAACAACATGGGTAAAGCAAATCAAGGAATGATTTACGATACCATTGGGTTCGCCCAGACGCTGGTTGCCAACTACCAAAGCATAATTGATATTATCAAGGTATTGATTGCTACAGCCGGAGCATATAAGGCTGCTGAAATTGTGGCCGGATTGATTGAACAGGCACAAGCTGCCGGGTCGCTGGCAAAAGCCCTGAAAGAAACAGCTATTGCACAAAAAACGCTTAACCTATTGCAGAAAGCTAGTCCTATTGGGTTAGTAGTGGGTGCATTTACAGCTCTAATTACTTCTCTTGCATTATTTGGGAAAGAAGCTGATAAAACCACTGAGAAGATTGACCAGATTAAACAGAGTGCAAAAGATGCCGCAGGTGAAGGTATCGATAAGGAGATTGCAAACATTGACGTACTTCTCGGGAAGCTGAAAAATGTAAACAATCAATCAGGAGACCGGGCGAAAGTTATCAATACCATCAATTCACAATATGGTAGTTATCTGAAGAATCTACTTACTGAAAAGACGGCCTATCAGGATATCGAGAAGGCACTGATAAACGTCAAGAATCAACTGAAAGAGAAGATTGAACTCGAAGCACTATCACAACAGGCCACTTCACTATATAAGAACGTCCGGAAATATCAGAGCCTGATTGATGAGGTATCAAAGATGAGTGTTGATAAGTTCAATAAAGAATTTGTGGGCAAGAATAAAGACCTCATAAAGGATGTTATGGGTAAATACGCTGTTGGAGGCTCGATCGTTGAAGGTGTGCAGGGAGCATTTAGGCAGCAATTCATAGATAACATCCAATACATTTTAAAGAGATTCAAAGACGAATACAACAAAATCATAAAGGACATCAATGACCGGACATCCGGGAAAGGTAACGGAGGTGGAGGTGGCGGCGGTGTACCCGGGTTCGATGAGGATAAATTCAAAGCCCAATTAAAAGCTGCGAAAAAGGATTACCAGGATTATGCAAGCCTTATTTCAGAGGAGTCAAGAAAGCAGTATGTGGCAGATTCAAAATATGTCACTGAAGGCAAAAAGACTTTTGAAGATTACCTAAAAGACCTGTATGAGAAGGCAAAGACTATCGGGGAGAAGATCCAGATTGAAATATTTGCAGCCGGTGAAGGCATTAAACTGAACTCTTCACCCATCCCGAAAAAATTGACGCCAAAAACCGGCTCTCAATTGTCGGGTGGTTTGAGTAATACGAAACAGGGGCTCGAAACTCAGAAGTTGCTTTCTCAGGCAAACCTAAAGGTAGAAAAGCAAATCACCGAAGAGAAGAAACGTCAGCAGAAGATATTTGAAAAGAATATGCAGACGCTCGACAATATGCTTTATGCCACCGGGCATCTGGTTGCTAAATATTCTCAACAGCTTGGCCTCACAGAGGACCAGTCGAAAGTTTTACAGGATGGTCTGAACGCTATGAGCGGCATCGCCGATATCGCCCGGGGTGACGTATTGGGAGGTAGTATCAAGATAATTGATTCAATGCTTTCACAATTCCTAAAGGCGAATGAAGCTATTTCGGTGCACTACGAGAATGTTCAGAAGAACATCGAGAAGTTGGTCAATTCTGTCAATATTGCGAACGAAGCCCTCGCAAATATTGGCTCCAGGAATATCCGTCAAAATTTGGCCCTCATCAATAGTCAAATATCAAGCCTGACAAAAGAAGCTGCGAATCTGGCAAAACAACTCGATGGTCAATATTCAGGCAGGCGAAACTATACTGGTAACTCAGGCTCTACTGCCGTCAGTTATTATGGTATTGTACGTGATGAGGTGGCCAGCCTTGAAGAGAGTATTAAAACACTTTCAAGTAGGTTGCTTTCTGAGAGCATTTCCGACGACCAGCGCAAAGCGATTGAAGCCATTTTACAAAGCTACAACGAGCTAAAGGCGCAAATGGATTCAATGACGCAGGATATCACCGGTACCACTGTTCAGGATTTGGCCGATTCAATTGCCCAGGCTTTCATTGACGGAACGGATGCGGCTGAATCATGGGGAAAAGCTGTTGACAATATTATCCGGAAGGTCATCATTGACCAATTAACGGCAAAGTTACTTACCAAGCCTATTCAGGATGCAATTGACCAGCTGGTGTCTGATACACAAGGTGGATTGACTACGCAGGAAGCTGATAAATTCAAACAATCGATTCAGAATATTGCCGACCAGGTAGGACCAGCATTTGAACAAGCTCAACAGGCTCTTGCAGATATTGGAATCAATATCAGCTCAACTGCAGATGCTGCTTCAGGATTAGCCGGACAGGTTAGCCGGTCCATTACCGAAGATACTGCTTCTGAACTGGTAGGATTATGGAACCGGACAGCTTTAGATACCCGGGCGATACGCGACAATTCAAAGTTGGCCATCACTCATCTGGCAAAGATTGAGGCGAATACCGGTACAATTGCAAGAAACAGTGATTATCTGAAAAAGCTGGATTCTATCGATTCCAGACTAGCGAAGCTAAGCACAAGCGGAAGCAGAATATAATCAGGCAGCAATGCCGAAAATTGAAATAATCATGGACAGTAAACAAATCATTGAAACAGACGAAAAGTCAATCAATTTCGTATTAACAAGCATTCAATCCGACATCAACAGCCTGAATAAGGGTATAATCGGATTATTGGTTGAGGACGGTATCACTCCAACCGCTGAACTAGTAAGCCGAATCATCAACGAAGGAGTTGAGGTGATTCGAAATGTGCTACTGGAGCGGTGTGACAAAGACATTAAACGTCTGAAAATTCGCAGCAAAACGATTGAGGAATCAATGCGTAATGATGCGAGGCAACTTGCGGACCGGTATCAAACTGCCGTGTATTCCATCAATAACGCTTTTGCAAGGACATCAGGCAGTATTAACCAGATGACCGGTCAAACTTACAGCACTCAGCAGGCCTTTGCAGTTGAGAACGGGAAAGCGGTCATTTTGGAGGACTTCAGACAGCAGGTAGAGCAAGACTTCACTTATGAGGTAAAAAGCAAAAATCAGGCGGATTTATGGGAAATGCTTGGACGGTTCGCTGAATCTTACAACCAGGTAAACAAAGCGGCTGAACGTGCTGGAATTATGCCGGTAATGGTTGACGACTTCGGCTCCGGATTTCGGTTAAAGAATGATTCGGATGAAATAGAACCGGATCCTCGAGTATTGAATCTTGTTTAACAAAAAAATATAAGAGATATGAATATTAGTTTGATGAAAAAAATCGTCAGAGAAGTTGACAAGAATCAAATTCCCGAAAGCTTTCTAAAGGGCCGGACCATCGAATCTGAGGCCGATTTAAGCGCAGTAGTGGAATCCTACCGGGAAACCGTCGGGACTGTTAAATCGGTCAAAAGCGATGAAGATTTGAATAAAGATATTCAAGAATGGGCCGCAAAAGGTAGCGATAAATGATTTGAAGGGGATTTCCCCTTCTTCAATCTCACATCTAACGGATGAACGACTTCGAAAAAAAACACATTAACAACGCCCTCCGGAATGCTAGTTTGATTGGGCGTCTTTATGATGATTTGGTGAAAAAAATGGCCCGGTTGCTTAGTCAGTATAAGCCTACCGGGGCAAAATCAGTGTGGGATGGAAACAAGGCCCTTGAGCGGAAACTTGACCAACTCCTGCAGTCGTTTGGCGTGACACTTACCGGGCACCTGAAAGAGATGATTGAGAAAGATTGGGAGCTGGCAGAACAAAAGAACGACGAGCTGGTAAAGAATCTTCTCAAGGGTTCAACTGTTACGGTTGCCGGCGTTGTGGTTTACGATTTATTCAACCGGAAAAGGCCGGGCAAGTCGGTCCGTGTAATACTCAAGAGCATCAAAAACCTTTTCAAAAGGAAAAAATCAGATGTGAAGCTGTCGGATGTGATGGCGGCCCCCCGCCGGAGAGAAGCCCTATTGCAGTTTTTGAACAGGAAAGAGGGAGGCATGGGCCTTTCTGAGCGTGTCTGGAAGCTCACAAAGCTAAACAAGTCCATGATTGAGGAGTTGCTCCATAATAATATCATCCAGGGAGGCAGCGCGGCCCAAAATGCAACCCATCTAAAAAAGTACCTCAATAATCCGGACATGTACTTCCGGCGGGTGAGAAATAAGAAAACAGGTAAGCTGGAATTGTCAGCCAGAGCAAAAGAATTTCACCCAGGGCGAGGTGTATACCGGTCCAGTTATCAGAACGCGTTGAGGCTGGCCCAAACCGAAACAAACATGGGTTACAGGATGGCCGACCATAACCGCTGGAAGAATAATCCTACGGTTGTAGGCTTCGAGGTAAAAACTTCGCATAACCACCCCACAGAGGATATGTGTGATGACCTGAAGGGAGAATATCCAAAGGACTTCATTTTTACAGGCTGGCATCCAAAGTGTATTTGCTATGCGGTCCCCGTTATGCTGTCAGATAAAGAATTTGAATCGCATGAAGATGCAATTCTCACCGGTCAAGAGCCGAAAATCAACAGCAAAAACCGTGTAAGGTCAGTGCCGGCCGGATTTAATCGATGGATAAAAAGCAAGGCTAAGGCATCAAAGGGGTGGAAAAATCAACCGTACTTCATCCGGGACAACTTCAAGGGAGGCAAGATAGAAGGAGGTTTGAGGTTATAGAAATAAAAAAGCCTGTGGCCGAAACTTATCAGTGAAGACCTGATGTTGAAGCGTAACAGGATGCAATATTCACAAAAACGTTTTAACAAATGGAGTTATCAAAATTAAGTAACGAGGAAAAAGGGAACCTGGCCATTGAGCTGGTTAAGTCCCTAAAATCAGATGGCGCTGACATCAGCACGCTAAAAGACGAGCTTCTCTCTGTCGATTTAAAACCGGATGACAGTGGAAGGGTAAGATCAGGAACCAACCGGATTAAGCTCGGCCAACTAGAAAACGATATTCGCAGAGCCGTTGAGTTTATTAATGGCCCCCTGCATTCGGCATTTGACAGTTTGGGCGTTGAATTCTCATTCGAGTTGGTGAAAGATGTTTTTTCTGGCGGCAGCAAGTTCGGTGAATTATTCAACAGCAAACTACACAAGGACCTTTCTTTGATGTCTATTCCGGCATCCAGAACACTAATTGAGAATTCGGCCAGAGACGGGCTCCAGGAATTCAATAATGTTGTCAGTGATGGCAGGAGTCGGTTCGGATATAGCGTGTTCGATTTCATCACTTTTGAGGATGGATCTGCAGTGTTTTCCGATGACGGGATGAACCATCTCCAGGATGAATGCGGTATTTTCCTTTCAGACCCAGAAGAAATCAGTCTTTATTCTGCCCATCTCAAAGCATGTGACGCACTGAACGACCTATTCGGCGGCTACGCCCGTATGGATTGGCATAAGATATTTGATTTTGAAAAGGACGGCACGTTTAAACCTTCCCCGGTGTATTATGACGTGCTGTTGAACGGTATCAAAAACGCAAAAGGCAAGAACGATGGAAAAGACTGAATCGCAACAGATAGCGGAAATCATTGACAACGGCACCCAGAAAATAGCTGAGGCGTCCGGAAAGAAGTACAAGCCGATTGAATTCGAGCAGGAGAAACAGCCCACAGAAGAAGAGCGACAGCAGCTCAGTGATAAGGTTGTAGGGCAAATAAAGGAGGGTGAAAAAGAAGAGGAAAAAAAGATGGCCGAGCATGTGAAAATGTTTGGGGAAAAGCCGAAAAATGTTTTCTGGTAGAATCATCCCCATGGCCATAAATCCGTCAATGCGGTGCAAAAATGGGTTTAATGAAGCATTGATTTTAACCAAACAGCAAATATTCAATCGGTTAAGGTTTTAAATAATAGTCTACACACGCCCATTTTTCAGGTCTTCATGATTATTTCAATAGGTAATGGCCGGCACAATCATAATATGCCGGCCCGCTTACCGCTATCGACTCAAATCTATTTTAAGTAAACGCAAAGCTCGAACGACATGCCAGCACCGAAGGGAAATAAAAACGCAGTAGGCAACAAAGGAGGCCGAAAGACCAGCTTTAAACAGGAGTATTGCGAACAGGCTTACCAGCTTACTTTACTTGGAGCCATAGACAAGGAATTAGCTGATTTCTTTCACGTAAGCCAGAGAACTATCAACTACTGGAAAAAGACACACAAGGAGTTCGCGGAGGAAGTCCGAAGGGGTAAAGATATGGCAGATGCTAATGTGGCCGAGAGACTCTATCAGCGGGCCCTTGGATTTGAGCATGACGCGGTAGAGATAAAGGTTGTTAATGGTGAAGTTCTCAAAGTTCCAATCAGGAAGGTTTATCCCCCGGACGTAATGGCCGCTACTTTTTGGCTCAAAAATCGTCAACCTACCAAATGGAGAGACAAGCAGGATGTCAACGTCGAGGGTGAAGGGCTGAACCCTACCGTCATTATTTTGCCCTCAAATGACCGTTAATCGCTCGTCAGTGTGTAGAGTTTTTGCATACCTACGCACGCGCGCGAAGGTTTTTGCATGTTGACATTTATTGACATTTTAAAGCCAATAATCTAAAATCGCTGACTAATCCTTTCTTAACTTATCATTCAGCAATTCGAGCTGTGTTTTTATATCTTCCAGTAATTCTACTCGTCGGTTAATTCTGTAATACCAATTCCAGAAGCCCCGTAGCAACAGATAGACTACAATTAAGATGATACTCAGTATCACAATGTCAAGTGAATCCATGTGTAAAGTATTAGCAAATCAGTAATGATTTAATATGTTTCGGTAGGCTGCAAGGATTTAGATGCAAATTACACAAAAGGATCTCTATATCAAAATACTACAAAGACGTTTGGAATATTCAAAATAAAATTTGTAGGTTTGTTATGTCCAATAATGAAAATCGAAGTTGAATCTTTAAAAGCAAAGAGAATCCTAGAAAAATAATTTGATGTAAAATACTGGTAGCCGGGTAGACCTGTTTGGAGTTGCTCCCGTGGACAGGAATACTACTTCCTTGAGCTTTGCTTTAGGTTTTTGTTATTGGACACCTGCCCGGTTGCCTCAATATTAAATGATATGTCCAATAACATTGCAAAAAAAGATGAAAGCGTAATGCTTGAAAACGGTTCGAAACTCCTTATTGATACCGTAAAAATACACTGGAATAGTGTTGACATCCCAGAAACCATTAGAGCATTGAACAATGTTTTTTTCTCATGGGTAGCTGCAGCTGATTGGGAGCACAAATACAGAAGCTCTAACTCCAGCGAATTCCACAACCTCATCGAATTTCTACTTGACATAGAGCCGGTATTGGCAGATATAGAATTGGCCGGAACCGCAAAATCAGACGTTGAGCGCAATGATGTAAATCAAACACCTTCGAAGGAGAGTGAGGATAAGGTGAGCATTGAAATTACCAAATCCGGATGGCAGATCACTGTTAACAACAACGGAAATAAGGAAACTCAGACTCATCTTGTCTCAAACGGGAAAGCCGCATTGGCTGATTCACGGTTTGATGACAAAAAGATTGATAGAAGCATTATTGATGCCCTGCGCGGAGTTGACCTTATCAATGTTTCTGAAGCTCTTAATAATTGATGACCTTAAAATCAGATAAACCATGATTACAGCAACAGAAGCACAACTAGAAAGGATATTCCGAAGGATTTATACTCTTGGTGAGAGAAACGGAGCCGAAAAGGTACTGGTTGAGCAAGGTAAGATTCCGGATTACATCCGAAGAACCGAAGCTAAAAAGCGTATTGGACCTTCTACTTATGCAAAGTTGGTAAAAAAAGGATTCCTGCACGAGAGGAAGATGGATTCAAGTAAACCGAATAGTCCGATAGTGATTCCAAGGGATGAATTCAACTATGTCCAAATGATGGTCGATAATCCGACGTTTTGATGGTATCAAAGTATTCTCAAATGTAATTATCATGCATTATGATTTCGCCATGATTTCACCACAACAAAAAGTGAGATACAAAATAAATTGCATCTCACTGATTATCTGTGTCGGTCTGCAGGGATTCGAACCCTGGACCCGCTGA